AGATCCATATTGCCCTCCTACAACAATAGTTGCTTTCATTAATTTATCCTTATTAGTTTTCATGCTTAACTATCTTAGCAAGTTCTTGTTCTTTCTCACTCAACTTTGCATAAAGCATTCCTGCATAGTGTGCAATCTTTAACAGATCAAGCATCTGTTGGCCTTCCCTAGAGTTTTTTCCATAACGATTTAGATATTTTTTCATCTGGGTGATAAAGTCAGCCTCGCTAAATTCAGAGCATTGATCATGACCTTTATCTCCGTATTGTGGAACTGTGTAAGATTCAATATGATTGTACACTCTTTTACTAAATTTTGACCATTCGATTGCACGTAATGAAGGAATAGGTTCGTAATCTTCTTCTGATGGACAAGGATCAATTTGCATAGTTAAGCTCCATTAAAATATTTTATTCTTCTTTTCTGATAATTTCTAATAGCTTAGAAAACCAATTTTTCTTTGTCTCTATAGTTTTATCAAGTTTTGATTTAAATTCATAATTGATACTAAGTCCTAAAGCAATACCAGATAAATGAAGAGTACTATACTCAGAATTTTTTACTGTCATTGTAGCTATTATTTTATTTCCTTGAAAAACATTTACATCATAAAAACTTTTTTTATTATCAATCGCAAAATGAAGATCTTTTATATAATGATTATTATCTGATCCAGAAATAATATCTAACTCACCTGCTAAAATCATATTATAAAAAGCATCTGTAAACGTAAATTCAGGCATAATTAAGCTCCATTATTATGTTTTTCTATTTTTGCTACAAGATCTTTCAAACCTTTTTCAATCTTATAAAGTCTTTCAAGTTCAGTAGTTGCTTGTAATCTTGCTGTACGTAATTCAAGTTCATCAATACCATAAGGGTTTCTAAGGTAAGATATCATAATATTTCTTTCCATAACTATTCTTTTTGTTGTATAAAGTGATTCATTTGTTGTAAAAGAATATGGGAAAAAACTTCCAGCATATAATTCTGGATGCAATGCTTGGCATGTTTTACATGCACTTGATGGTAATGAACAACAGCAATTTATTCCTGACATAATAATCGATTCTCCTATATTTGCCCCATGTTAGGCGTCACAATTCCTCTATTTACCAACTCAAAAAAGCATCGCTTAGTTGCACTGATATCTGCATAAGCATCATGAGCACCATCGAAGCATTCACCAAATAAGTGCTCATGCAGCTCGGTTAGCTTGGGCCATTTTGCACGACCAGCCTTGTTTTTCAAGCCACACATTTTTACCACAGCCTTATCTTTCATGGTACAATGGTTTGGCAGATCCAAGTAAAATGCAGACCTAGCTTCATCAGTTAGGTTATCAAGGTTTCGTTCCATCATCTGATAAACGTAGTTCCAATCAAAAGCAAAGTTATGACATACAACTAAGTCAGCCTGCCGTAGCATTAAGCCAAATTGTTCAGCAGCAATTAGTTCGTCTATGCCTTCTTGGTCGGCTCGCTCAATGGTGATGCCATGTACTTCTTGAGCATAATAATTCATTGACCTGCCATTACTTTTGATTATGACATTCATTTGATCAAATTCTTCTTCTTGACTGGCAAGAATTGCTCCAATCTGTACTGTCCATGCTTGCTCGGGATCGTTAGCTGGAAGAGCTTTTTTAATAAAATCTGAAGTTTCGGTGTCAAAAAAGAGTACTTTTGTAGCTGGTGTCATTTAGTTTTTCTCCATTTGATTTTTAATAATATTTCTGTCCATCAATCTAAATACTGTTCTGTCAAGATATGTTGGATCACGAATCTTTTGTTTCTTCCTAATAGTGGTGTACATGCAAGTTGTGGCAGAATTCTCTGCTTTGAGTATCCCAGACTGTTCAGCCATTTCAACATATCCACGTAACTGAGGGATGTTGTCTACATCTAGGTGGAAATTTCTAACCAATTCTGTCCACTCAAAAGATTCGTGAGCATCAATGAATGAAAGTATCTTTGCATAGATGTTAGCCTGACTGGATAATCCAAGTCCATAAAAAGCGTTTGGCATTTCAAGTTCTGTTGCTTGCATTATAGCTAAGGCTTGCTCAAAATGTTCAGCCGTAATGATCATATCGTCAGACTCGGCAGCACAGACCAGCATGCAAACCTTATTCAAATGAAGTGGCCGCCTATGATTATAGCCTAAAAATCGCTCACTTGGAACTCCAGATTCGTCATAATCTTGCTCATACCAGCGCACATAAGTTTTGAGAAAATCCTTACTTAGGGCGAACTGTCCAGATAGGTTTGCAATTTCTTGTAGATCATTTTCTAACTTCTTTTGTGTATCTTCCTCTTCTTCAGTCAAGAACTGTAAGGCTCTTCTTTGCTTCGGACCCTGGCCAACTACAAAAATGATCCGAGAGATTAGACCTCCACCAACAGCGTCTTGACTCAGCTTAGATTGCAAGAGACTAGGAGTTATGCATCCAAAAAGCGTTAGCCAACAATTGGATATGTCTTCAGTCTTTCTGGCTAAGGTTTTATACTTCCAAGTATCTGCACAATCAAACAGGTCAGTCAGGGATGCTAAGAGCATCTGGTCTCTGTCGTTCAGGAAGACTTGAAATTCTTCTGACCAGATTGATACGCTCTTATGCTTGCGAGTAAGTCCAGCATGGTCAACATAAGTATCTTCACTGTCCATGAGTTCTCTATATAATGCCTGGGTGGAGCCTAGCGAATCTGCACCGATATTAACATCTAGTTTTTGTACAAAGCTCTTTGCAATCTTCATGGCTGTGCCTTTCCGTCCTCCAGGTGGACCGACAAGAGATACGAATAAATTAGGATAAACATAACCACGAAGTGCTCCCCAGTTACAATAGCACTTTCTTCGTAAGGCAGAAGCTATTGCAGTCAGTCCACTCCAAAGATGGTATAGTTCTGGTGGCTCTGTTCGCTGTGTGTACTTCATATAGTGGGCTAACCAATTATCTAATTGCCTCGACATGAAAAGGTTCCTTGAATAGCTACGTACGATTGTTGAATGGGCTTTCCCATTTTATTATCTCTTAATTAAAAACCTATCTTCTCAATAGCTTTATCACATTCTTCTTGAGTAAACTTACTGATTTCAGCCGTGTTACCAGCCCATTGTGTACCCACCTTAGCATCCAAGCCAATTGTGAAGCTCTTCCCCTTGTAGGTAAAAGTATGTGTCAGATGATCTTTAATGATAAAAAGAATCTGAGGTAAGTTTGGAATCTGACTTTTGTGAAACCTAAATACAAACGAGTCATGAACAGTTGTCATGCAGCGAATGTCAAAACCATCTTTGCCAAGCCTGGGATCATTTACTACTTTATTCATTCCACGATTTAACAATTCTGCGACTGTTGATTGAGGCTTGTAGCTATAGGCATTTCTGAATAATGCTGCATTCATTTCACCTAAAAACCTGCGAGGTCGACCAAACAAGTTGTAGAGAACTCGATTCTTTTGTACATCTTCTTCGATTGATCTATGCCAGCGTTTCAAACCAGGAAATCTATCAGAATACATGTCAAGTAATCTCTTACATTCTGACTGAGATTTGAAGATTTCCTCAGCCGCTAGGTTATCAGAGAATGTCTGTGGCCCCATTGCATAATTCGAGGCATGAACTACCTTCTTGCCCATGTAACGCATTGTAGATTTCTGATCAGCTTTTTTAGTCTTAGCTTCATGAATGACTTCTTCAATTGGAACTCCAAATATCTTACTTGCATTAAAGCTATGCACATCTATTCCTGATTCAAATGACTGGATCATGTTGGAATCTTGCGTAAGGTATGCAACTACATGAGCTTCAGCCTTGGCAAGATCACATTCACACATAATCCAATCTTCATCAGCAATAAGATAATATTTGAAAACATACGGCTGGTTCTGAAGGTTCGATCCAGTACCAAAATAAGTCTTTTCAGTAGCAATCCTGCCAGAGACTGTTCCAGAGATTTTGTGATTACAACGAAGTCTCTTATCATCATCCACTTGAATATTAAAGTAGGTTGATACCATCTTTTGGTACTTTCTAATCTTTATGATGATTCTAGCTTCTTCAGAGCCTTTAACATCTTTCTTTGCAATCCTATGAAGGGCTACAGTATCACAGGTAACTGATCCAGTTTTGCGATTAACATATGGTTTGATCATACAAGTTCCGTAGAAGTATGCAACCATTTGTTTCGCTGAACCTGGATTAATTTCCTTGCCTGCGAGTTTATTCAACTCTGCTTGAAGCTCAATCAGTTTGATTTCATACTCAGATTTGATCTTTTCAATTCCATCTGTATCAGTAAGGATGCCATTGAACTCCATTTCCATAAGAGGCTTATGGAGATTCATGGTATAATCCATAGCATCCATAGAATCGAATTCACCTAACTCTTCAAGGAGTTTCTCAGTTATTGGCAATAAATATGCTGAGTCTTTGGCATTATAAGTCCAGTATTGTGGCCAGTTTTTTATAGCCTTAAGGTGGGATTGCTTTCCTTCGTCTTTGTAATACGGATAGTAAGTATAGGTCGAAGTTAGATAATCAAGTCCCTTTGGAAGTTCGGTATAGCAGATGTGCTGTGCAAGCATGGTGTCAAAATAAAAGTTATCTGTTTTAATCATCATGGTGCGAAAAGTAAACATGATATCAAACATTCCATTTTGACAAATCTTACCGATTGCTTCATTATTAAGTATTTCAGCTAGTCCAGTCCAGATTTTTATCTCTTCTGCTGTTGCCCAATAGTTGCCCTGGTTGTTCATTAGGGGAACAGACATGGAGAGGATCTTATTATCGTGATAGACTGCCAAAGAGTAGCAGGTAATAAATTCTGGTGTAGCTTCAATGTCGAAAGCTACATATTGCTTTGTCTTAATCAATGCATAGAACTGCATGATTTCTTCAAAGCTAGGCTTGATTTTTATTTCCACATTGTCAACGAGCAATTCTGGATCTTCAATAATCCGCAAGGCTTTTGTAAAGTCTGCGATCATTGTGTAGAAGTGGATAGGCTGCCCGTATGGGAGGGTGAAAGATGGATGATAAGACAAACCGATTATCTTGCCTGCCAGTTTGTCTTTCAAATGAGGAAAGTCTTCAGCATGATAGAATGAGCCACGATATTTTGTAATTGAATCGAACTTAGGTTCATCCAGGAGAAGTCTCATTGGAGTTGCACCAAGCAACATTATTACTTTGCCTGGAAATTGTGCAAGCTCATCAATTAGTGCTTCTTGTAACTTGCTCCAGTCTGGATGGCGATAGCCTTTGTCTGTCCATAAGACAGCGGTATTGTTTTTGGGGAATTTAGCTTTACAAGCATTAGTTAGATAGATTTTATATCTTGCAAGTCTGACTGCTGCACAGATACGATTAAGCTGAGAGCCTGTCGGACCTACGAATGGTTCGTTCTTCAGGACTTCTATTTCACCTGGAGCCTCGCCAACCATAGCGATTTCAGCCGTAAGTATGTTATCAGTTGGAGCGCACTCTACAGCTAAGCAATTGAAAGAACCTTCTTTCTGCGGAGTTGCTGTAGTTGATATGCTAGGAATTATCATTGCAGGTTCCTTTAATTATTTACTTTTTTATAAATACGTAAAAAACTTTTCAATTCCATTCTTTGATCCATAAACAAAGGTGACATATCATATCTTACCCAATCATCTTTAACATCTAAAATTGTTATTGATGTAGAGTGTTTTGGCCACGGAGATTTATCAAATAATTCCCATGATTCTCCAGGAATAGGTTTTGATTTATCTTCAGAAATAGATTTTGATTTAAAAAACTTTTCAAATAAATTCATATCATACCCTATATTCTATCTTTAGTCAATGCTCCTGGGTTCGGAGCCTTAATTTCCTGCTTGCAATCTAAGCAAAGATAAGAACGCACCCGGATAACATTTGCACTGATGATGCTGACCGCAAAGTTATAGTTTGGCTCATTCTTATAGCCGTTCGGCCAGCTCTTAGAGGCAAAACCTATTTCGAGTGGCACAATGTTTTTGTGTAGGCAACAGTTAGAGCCAGGCGTGATGGGGGCTTTCTGTTCAGATAGTTGGCCTACTTTATATTTTGTCATAACCTAGCCTACATTTTAAATTAAAGTCCTTCCACTTCAGCAGTTATCCCAAGATAGTTTTCAAGCCGTTGGTAAAATTCTGGAATATACTTCTGGCTCTTATCACATCCGACTGGCAGCATTTTTTCTTTGGCTGCACTAATCAAGCAATTACCAGATCCAGCAAATAAACTCATAAATAAGGTTCCAGGTTTTCCTAAGGCTTTTAAGAAATGATCATAAAGCTCTATAGGTTTCTCCCACTGATGAATTCGTTGACTTGAACTGACTGTGCTTATGTTAATTGATGACGACAAGCTAGGAGTATTGAACTGTGCATTTCCCTTACGCAGCAAGAGGAACATTTCCCAATTGCTCACCATGTTTGTCTTAGGCTTATTGGTACTGCCACCAACTTTGTTCCATGAACCAGGAGACTGAACTCCAAATCCTATTTCTCTTGCAATGTTATTGATCTGTATAAAATGCTCCTTGCCTGTCCAGACTAAAACCCAACTACAGTCAAGCATCTTTTCATAGACTAGGGGAAGATAATTAAAGTAGAAGTCATAAAGCTCTTTTTCATCCCAATCTTGAGCTTTACATTCGATCTTGTTTGTCTTACCATAGTTATCGTTAAAATCAATTGCATATGGTGGATCAAGTTCTACCATCCCAACAGAATTACTTGGAATCTTGTCAAGGAAGGTCTTGTAGTTTTCAGCTACATAAATTACTTGAATGCTAGGACTGATTACTTCTTGTTCATCTTCAAGGTCTTGATCATATTCATCGAACTCAGTAAGTCTTTCTTTGGCTTGTTTGGTTTTCTCAAAGACATTCTGCGTTACCGTATTTTTTATTGGGGCTGTCATGGTTCCGTTCTGTAACGCAACTAAACGCCCTTTTTCAGCCTCGGTGAAACTTCCCATTCGTTGAAGTGCCTTAGCTTGTTCACCGAGAGCTTTGTAGGCTTCCTTAGCTCGACCCTTAGTAGACTGTTCTTTCAGAATCGGAAAGACTTTGAGAGCTTCTGCGAAAGCAAGGTCAGTAGATAAGCCACCAAGACTGCATTTGAGCCTCTTGGCTGTTTCGCGGTAGCCCCAAGATTTGCCTTCCTTACCTGCGGCTTCTACCCAATAGTTGTGCAGCTTATACTTGAGGTCTATTTCTTCATGCCACAGAAACTCCTTACGGTCCATATTACTAAGGAGTTCGATCAAGAAATGATCGTCTTCAGTAATGCCGTCAAATACCCGAACTTCAATGGTTTCTTTGCCGAGTTTCTTAAATGCTTCGATGCGATGTAAACCGTCGATTAGGACGTTATTTGAATCTATGAGGATCGCATGAAGCTGGCCGACCATCGAGATTGAATCAGCCAAGCTGGAAATGTCGCCTACTGCTGAACGGGCACGATCTTTAATGATAATGTCTGAGATGTCACGTTCTTCTATCTGGAAGAGTTGCATTTGATTATCCTTAGTTATTTTATATTAAGCTCTGAATTTATTAAATTCCAAAATGCTTCACGCATAATTTTAGTTTTATTATCTTCATCAGGAAGACCATTTTGAAAATAGTCTTTTAACCATAATGTTTCTTCTATATTTAATCTTAGTTTTATTGTTTTTTCTATCTTAGTTTCTATTTCCATAGCTTTAACCTAGTTTAAATTTTGAAACTGCCTTTTGATTAACTCTATTTGATCTGCTGAAAGTTTACCAAGCAAGTCTGTTGCATTCTTGGTAGGATCAGCCAACATCTTCTTGCCGCGCTTTGTTCCAGAGTTCTTAGAAATATTCTTCATGGCAGACTTAGTGATCTTCTGAGACTTAACTAGTGCTGCGTTCAACGCAGAAGTTCGCATAGTCCGAACGCGTTCAATCAATCTGGCTTGCTCTGGATAAGACATTTCTAAGAATGATCGGCAGTAAATACGATCCATTAGAGCCATAACTAATCTCCTTATCTATGATCTCCAGAACCACCTATCTGGTTACGTTCTTTACGATCAGCCAGTTTGTTAATATTCATTATTGCTATATCTTCAAGTGCTATTTCGAGGTCGTATGCTGTACAAGATAGGTACCACAAAACATCTCCAAGCTCTTTAGATATTTCAAGCACGTCAGTTGGTGAAATAAGTCCATCTTTGTCACGATAAATCTTTTTGAGCTTACCTGCTACTTCTCCAGCTTCATTGGCAAGCCCAAGAATGTGGCAATCAAGAGATTTGTCTGATGGATAAATGTCGGTTGAATTTGCCAAGGATTGATATTCATTAAATGTCATGGCTATTCCTCTATGCCGGGCAATGTTAATGCTTTGCCCTTATACATATAGTCTAGGACTTCATTCAGTTTTCCACCATTAATTATGCTTTTTAGCGAAAGGAATATTTGTCTGAATAGCTTTGTTTGCTGTCCATGATGGAAGTGTTCCTGGACTTGTTCATACAAGTCTTTGTCTATTCGTGCAGTTACTTTACATTCTTCTTTGAGCATTTTATTCACCGTAAAAGGTTAAAAAGTTGTTCCTCAGTTATCTGAGGGATATTGTAACGAGTTGCTTTTTCTACCTTGTTTCTGCCTGGCTCATCTCCGACGACCAAGTAGTTTGTTTCCCTCGTTACTCCAGATGAAAATTCATATCCATAGCCATTCAAAATTTCGATCATTGTTTCTCGTGACTGACTTAACGATCCGGTAATACAATAAATTGCTTTCGCTTCACTAGGTAATGGAGCGAAAGAAAAGTTCTTCATTTCCTTAATTGTTTCTGTATAAATAGTTGCAGCAGTAATAAAACTGCGTTTAGCGTTATCAGTTATGTGAATGTTAATTTGTCCTGTTTTTAAATACTGACAAAGCCTCAAAGAGGACTTATATGCTAATCCTGGTAAGCCAAGCCCAGCTACGAAGTGTGCCATTGTACATTGATTGTTCATTGAAAATACTTGTTCAGCGATGTTACTATAAATGGTTACGCCGATTGTATTTATTATGTCTGGCACAAGATCATAGCTAAGCGGATCAAGTAAGGCCCAAGGCTTGGTACTAAGAACTGAATAACACTTTTCATTCTGGAGTAGCTTTTCTATAATGCCTTCACCAACGCCGTCGATTTTTATACCTTTCTGAGAGTAGAAGTAAGCAATGGAGACGATAAGTTTAGCTATGCAATTGTCTCCATTACAGACAAGATGCACTCCTTCCCATTGCAAGATATTAGTACACTTTGGACAGTGAATAGGAAGTAAGTTTTTGTACTCTTCAATGTTTTTAACAGATAAAATTTTTGGAATTATCTCGCCTGCCTTGCCAACAGAAATGACTGATCCTGGCATAATCCAACGTTCATCAATCCATTTTGCATTATTGCCTGTTACGCGATTATTA